AGTGTCAAAGAAGAACCAAAATACTCAGAAAAAGACGTTGTGCCACAAGAACCTAGCATTAGAGCTAAGGATTGGGCATCTAAAAACTCTTGGTTTGGCAATGATAAAATCATGACAAACGCAGCAATGACCGTACACGAAGATCTAGTGGGTATGGGTGTTGATGTTGAAAGTGATGAGTATTATAATGAGATTGATAAACGTATGAAGGAAAATTTCCCGCATCGTTTTCAATCTGAGCAACGAAGACCCGTCCAAAAAGTTGCTAGTGCTGGCAGAAGTCAGCAGGGACGTAGATCTGTGAGACTCACCAAATCACAGGTGGCTATTGCCAAAAAATTAGGGGTGCCACTAGAAGAATACGCTAAATACGTGAAGGAGGTACAGTAGTATGAGCGATAATATAAAAAGAACTTCACGCGCGTCAGAAGAAGTAAAAGAGGTTAGAAATAAACCTTGGACGCCACCATCATCTCTGGATGCACCACCTGCGCCAGACGGTTATGTCCATAGATGGATAAGAACCGAGAGTATGGGTTTTCAGGATACGGCAAACGTATCTAAGAAAATGAGAGAAGGTTGGGAATTTGTGAGAGCTGAGGAGATTAAAAATCAACTTGGTGATCATTCATATCCAATCATAGCTCAGGGAACTTACGCAGGTTTGATCGGGGTTGCTGGCCTTGTGTTGGGAAGGATACCTGAAGAGATCGTAAAAAGCCGTGCCGAGTATTTTAGAAAAATTACTCAGGACAGAGTAGACGCGGTAGACAACGATGTCATGAAGGAACAACGACCGGAGATGCCTATTAATATTAGTAGACAATCTCGCGTAACTTTTGGTGGAGGAAACAAATCCTAATGATTTGGTAAAATTCACACCAAGGTAAATGTTAATAAACTATGAGGAGAAAACAACATGGCTAATGTAGCTGAAAAATATGGTCTAAGACCAGTAAGAAAGTTAGATGGCTCTCCATTTATTAACGCACAAAACAGATATAGAATTGCAGCGAACTACGGTACGCCAATTTATCAAGGTGACTTGGTAAAACCTGTAACAGGTGGTGGAATCCAAAGAGCAGTTGCAAATACTTCTGATCTTGTAGTGGGCGTTTTTAACGGAGTATTCTACACAGACCCTACTACTCAGAAGCCGACTTGGAAAAACTACTATCCTGGAACTGTTAATGCTAGTGACATTGTCGCTACTGTTATCGATGATCCAGATGTAGTTTACTCAATCGACTCTGATGGAGCGTTTGCAGTAGCAGACATCTTTAAAAACTTCGCAATAACAAACGTAACAGGAAACACTTTAACAGGTATTTCTAAAGTTCAATTGGACTATAGTGTATCTGGTTTAACAACAAGTGGTACTGTTCTTCAAGCAATTGACGTTTCGCAAGATACGCAAAACGACACTGCTGGAAGCGTGAATGTAGATGTGTTGGTTAGAATTAATAACCACTTCTATGCTCAGGGCACAGGAATATAGGAATAGGAGAATAAATTATGGCTATATCACGATCACAACTAGTTAAAGAACTAGAGCCAGGATTGAATGCACTATTCGGCCTGGAATACAATAGATACGACAACGAGCATGCAGAGATCTTCATGTCAGAAGCTTCAGACAGAGCGTTTGAAGAAGAAGTCATGTTATCTGGCTTTGGCACAGCAGCAACAAAAGCTGAAGGTGCTATGGTCACATTTGACCAAGCTTCTGAAGTATATACTTCAAGATACACTCACAATACTGTGGCGTTAGCTTTTGCTATCACAGAAGAGGCTATTGAAGATAACTTATACGACAGATTAGCGGGCAGATACACAAGAGCTCTTGCTAGATCAATGGCGCAATCTAAACAAATCACAGCAGCTAACGTATTAAACAATGCGTTTAATACAGGCGGAAGCTATAATGGAGGTGACGGTAAAGCACTTTGTACTATCGACCACCCATTAGCTAACGGTGGAACGTTCAGAAATGAACTTTCAACTGCTTCTGATTTATCAGAAACTTCGTTAGAACAAGCGTTAATAGACATCGCAGCGTTCGTAGACGAAAGAGGATTAAAAATCGCTACTATGGGTAGAAAATTGATAATTCCAAAAGAATTACAATTTACTGCAGAGCGAATTATGAAATCACCTTTATCTACAACACCAGGTGGTTCTTCAGCGTTTGCGAAAAACGACATCAACGCAATGATGAACATGGGTATGATTCCAGAAGGTTACAGAGTTAACCATTTCTTGACTGATACTGATGCATTCTTCATTATGACTGATGCGCCAAACGGTTTGAAACACTTTGTAAGATCGCCAATTAAAACAGCGATTGAAGGTGACTTCGACACTGGTAACGTAAGATTCAAAGCTAGAGAAAGATACAGCTTCGGTTGGTCTGATCCTAGAGGGATCTTTGGTTCGCCAGGAGCGTAATCAAATAATTAATAGGGGCGTAGTATTTACGCCCCTATTTTTTTAATATAAAATAGGAATTACTATGGCATTAGATATTCAAGCAACTAGATCTACAGCAGCAGCAGGAGCTACTGCAATTATTGAACAACCAATAAGATTAAAAGGAATTATTATTGCTTCAGACAGTGTTGGAGCAGGTGTTTTAGAATTAACTACAACTTCAAATTCAGGAACAACATTATTTATTGGTGATGTTGCTCAAGGTGATACAGTAAACTTTTCTTTTCCTGATGATGGAATTGTATTTCCAAAAGGTATCTACTGCAAAACAAAAACTAATATTGCTGCATATACTCTTCTAACAGATAAATACTCAGCACCAGGATTAACTTACTAGAGGTAAAGCATGGATTACTATGCTGACTTAGGTATAGAGATCGATGGATACGCAAAAGGTGGTATGCCTGCGCGTAACAAAAAAAACTTTAGATCTACAAAATCTGGAGCAGGTATGACGGCAGCAGGGGTCCGTGCATACAGAAGAATGAACCCTGGATCAAAATTAAAAACAGCAGTAACAGGTAAAGTTAAAAAAGGAAGTAAAGCAGCCAAAAGAAGAAAATCTTTTTGTGCAAGATCAGCAGGACAAATGAAGATGTTTCCTAAAGCTGCAAGAGATCCTAATTCAAGATTAAGACAAGCAAGAAGAAGATGGAAGTGTTAATTTCAAATGGCAAGAATAAACGAAGATACTTCTGTAAAAACAGATCTTAAAACTATAGGGCTTATTATAGCTGGAGCAGCAATGAGTGTATGGGTTTATTTTGGCTTAATATCTCAAATATCAGATTTAGAAACTAAAAATAAATTAATGGAGGCTGACCTTTTAAAAAAGGCAGATCAAGTTCCAACAGATAAAGAACAATTTTTTTTACTTGAGGCTCTAGCTGAAAAAACAGAAAAACAACAAAAAATATTAGAAGAAAACTTACACGTTAAAGTTATGTTAGAAGCAGCTATGCAAGATATTGAATTATTAAAAAAAGATATTGAAAAACTTAAAGATGCCACAAGAGATATTAAATTTAGTAACGGAAACGGAAACGGGCATTAATGCAGGTACTTTACAAGAATATGATTATACTTGTGAAGATGCTGAATGTGAGTGGAAACAAATAACTGAGTATTGGAGGAAAAAATAATGGCTGATAGAGATAAAATAAATCAATTTAAAAGTATTAAATATGCTCAAGAATCTTTAGATTCTAAAAAAGAAATGAAATTCTTTAAAATGCTTCGTAAAGAAGTAGAGATTGGTGCAAACGGCACATCTAAATATATGATTAAAAAAGGACCTAATAAAGGTAGGTTCGTTTAATGTTAAAAGCTGTTATAGCTCTTTGTTTATTTATCAATGGACAAATAGTTGAGCATAGGATACAAGATTCGATATCAGATTGTCTTAAACATAAAAGAGAAGCTGAAAGAAATATGAGTATGGATAATAAAAGATTTATGTGTGGTGAAGTTGAAGCTGAAATAGAATATAATACTGATGGTTCAATGACTATAAATAAAATAATAAAACCAAAATAATGAAACTTACAGCTAATATAAGCTTGGATGAGCTTATTAAAAGTCAAGTTGCCGAACGTAAAGGCATTAATAACAATCCATCACCAATGCAAATAGAAAATTTAAAAGCATTGGCTGTGAATATTTTACAACCGATCCGTAGTCATTTTGACAGGCCTCTAATCATAAGTTCGGGATTTCGTACAGCTCAACTTTGCATAGAGATAGGATCAAAAATTACTAGTGAACATTGCGCAGACAATAAATCAGCAGCAGCTGACTTTGAGATTCCAGGAATAGATAATAAAGAATTAGCTCAATGGATAAGAGATAACCTTATTTGGAATCAAATTATTCTCGAGTTCTACAAGGAGGGAGAACCTTCGAGCGGGTGGGTCCATTGTTCATATTCAACAGATTTAAATAAAAAAGAAAGTCTTGTCGCATATAGACAAGACGGAAAGGTACAGTACAGACCATGGCAATAGGAAGATCACAAATGACACAACAAATAGATGGTAAACTTAGAGGAGCTAGAAAGAAAAAAGCACCTGAAGGTTATCACTATATGCCTAATGGCAGATTAATGAAAGATTCTGCACATGCAAAAAACAAGAAATCCAATAGCAAAAAAGCTTAGAAGTTTACTCTTTAGATTTAAAGTGATAAAATCTAAGAAGTTATATAACCGCAATGAGGAGAAGTTATACACTCTCAAAGTGGCCATTAAAAATTATGATGAAAAAGATTAAAGAAATAATTTGTAAGATTTTTAATATTAAGCAATGTGCTTGTAAAAAAACTAAAGTATTCTTAGAGGAGGGTATCTAATGGCTAAAAAAGGACCTTGTTGGGAAGGATATGAAATGGTTGGTATGAAAACTAAAAATGGTAGAAAAGTACCTAACTGTGTTCCTAAAACAACAAAAGCATATAACGGTAAATTTATTCAACACGATTCAGCAGATATCAAATTATCAAATCCTAGCTTAGTATCTTATTATGGAGATTTACTAAAGTAATGCCTAGTGTTATTATAATATATTAATTAAGGAGATTATTATGATGAAAATGGGTGGTGGGCACAAAGCCTACAAAATGACTGGTAAAATTGAAAAAGCTAAATACGGTAAGATGATGAAAGCTAAAACTGGAACACTTACTAAAGCTCAAAAAAAATTACCTTTAGATTTACAAAGAGCAATTAAAGCGTAAGGTTATGAAATGGCTACATCGGGAACTACATCGTTTAATATCACGATTGACGAAGCT